TCATCCCTCCTGTCTATTTTCTTCCGTTAACTTGAACATACCTAACTGATCTGAATATTTCCATTCATCCACTGTACTGGATCTCCCGTAGGGTATAGTGATTTCTCCATATCTGCAGGAAACCTCATTCATCTGCACATCCTGCGGCACATCACTTGTATCTGATACGTACCGCCTCAAGGCAGCTTCATAATCACGAATAATCCATAACCGTCCCTCCATTTCCTCTGTCATACCACTGTAGTCGGTAATTCCTACACTATCTGAAAGCAAAGTCTTCTCCTTTCCCTCATACACAAGAAATTTTCGTTCCCCCTCCTCATACACCGCGCAGGCCTTGATTTCTTCCCCATAGCTTTCACGAAAGCGGCTGCAGCCTTGCGGAAGTGCCGTCATCCACCAGTATTCTTCCATCCATCCGTGCATACACTGCGGCCCGCAATCTTCCTTGCAGTTAAAATCCATCATGCTCGCATGTTCCAGATCAGAGAGTTTTGAGAAATATCTTTTATCATCCGGACAGAATTGCTCCTTATCCAGCATTTCCGGTTTTAAAATTCTCGGTACCGCATCAATCCTTCTGCCCAGCTCTTCTTCATCCACAAGATCATGCATGTCATAACTGTTCAATTTCCGCTTTTCGGTTTCATACCCAGGTTTGCTGTAAGCCGGCTCTTTTCCCTGCCAGGCTTTCAGATTATATGCCATGATTGCCATATTCTTTTTTTCAAGCGTCCCTGAAACCGGCTGACGATGACGAAGGACACGGCCGGCAAGCTGTATGATGGATCGGTACGACGACGGCTCCACCACTGCCCAATCGAAGTCATGATCACGGCCGACTTCCTCCACCGGTGTTGCTACAAGAATAAATATGATATTCTCCTCCGGTGTGCTGTCCAGATGCTTCCGCACAGTTTCATCCTGAAAATCCACTGTGGCAGACTGCGTCTTTCTTGTGAACACCTTGTCCAGATACCGCTCCTGCTCATGACGGAGAAGAAGGATCTGCCTGCTGTGGTAAGTCATCACTCGGACAGCTGTCCCCTCGCTCCATCCGCATTTCATGAGGTACAGGCTGACTTTCACACAGGGAGTGATATTTGCCACACGAACCACACCGAAAGAAATCCGCTTCTTTGTTCTTTTATCAATGACATGGTGATTTTCATGCAGCTTTTCTATGGCTTCTCTTATATTTTCAAAATAGGAAGTCTCTTTCGCAGCGTCAGTGTCATTATCTTCCGCTCCGCAGAACTGTATATATCCCCTACGCTTTACCGGCTCTTTCCCCAGATTTTCCACTCGTTTACGGATAAATCGATCGTGAATCTTTCGATAAGCCGAATCATCCCCGCTGTCCATCGGTTCCACATCTGTCCTGAACTCATCACAAAGCACAAGAGCACACTGTTTTTTCCCCGTAAAGAAGGAATTGTAACTTTTCAGTCCTGCCTGATATGATCTGTACAGCCCTTCCGCCAGATCAGGCGGTATCGTCGCTGAAGAGATCGCCACATTTCTTCCGCACAATCCCGCCAGATGAACAAGCCTTGCTATGGCGATGAGATCCTTGGAATTGAAATCATCAATTTCATCAATCACCAGATCCGATGACATCAGCCGCAATGAAGGCAAAATATACCTTCCTCCCCGTGTCGTCTCCACAGCCCCCATCATATGATCGATAGTCGCCGCAAGAACAGGCTTGTATAGAAAGGCTTTATTCTTTTTTGATGTCTTTTCATTTACCGTCATTCCTTTTTTATCTGTCTTATTGAAAAAGATATCCAGAAACCGGGACTGCTCCTCGCTTTCCGTATCCACATACTCCAATTCTTCCAGCAGCAGCGGCTCTTCCGATAAATACCCCTTTCTATTCCCCTTTTTCTCTTCCGCTTTCTCTTTATCTGCTTCCTTATTTTCCTCATGCAATTTGGTTACGGCACTGGAACCGATAAGGACGGCCAGATCATTTCTGTCCAAATGTATCCGTTCCCTGTATTCATCACCGGTCTGCAGCGTCAACGTGCGAAGACCGATGGCAAGGATATACCGGAGCGATTTTCCGTCCGTCGATACAGCCTGCATGATCTTTGCATTGGCAAACGTTTTGCCGCAGCCGGTGCTTGCCATATTGACTATAAAATACCTGGCACCATCCCCATTCTTCTCCCGGAATGCTCTGATTTTCTCGACAACTGTATCCTGCCATCTGAAAACTGCCGGGCTTTTCTTTGTCAACGCCTTTACATCATAAACGCTCTCCATTTGATCACTGAAATAAGGAAGTCTGTGGGCAATATGGGTTGCCTGTTCACAGACCCTGACCAAATGTTCCTCCAGAAACTGCTTTTTCTTTCCGGTTTTACCGTCTGTATTCGCCCATAAATCATTTTTTGCCCATCGGCCCTTATCTGTTTCCTCAGGCAGGGAAGAAACATAATGATCCGCCAGCATAAGAGACAATCTCGTATAGTGGGCGATAGCCCTGAATGATGATTTGTATGTCTCCCCTCCCATAATATCCATCAGTCTGTCGTAATCATTTAATAACCGGCCGCACCATTTTTTTATGGCCTTCCGCCAAGCTGCCGCATTCTCCACAAGGAGTCCCTCCGGAAATACAAAGCAGCTCCTGCGGCACATAATAGTCTCCTCCGCTTCACTCTCATATCCCCAGGACGCATTCAGACTGGAGAATATACTGTGGAAACTTTTTTTCTCCACATTCACCCAGCCATCCTTATCCATAGACGGCAGCCTGTGATGAGACAGGATCAACCACATCAGAAATTTTGCAATCGGCGGCAAATGTGCTGCATCCAGCTTTTTCATATCTGCCTGCCCGTTTCCTTTCTCGTCAATTTGCAGATTCTTTTCTATATCCTCTGTCTTTATCGTTCTTTCAGCCAGTACTTTCAGCCATTTTCTGTCATCTTTCTCCGCACCTGCGGCAAAAATAAGCGCTTCAAGAAGCTTGCAGGATACCCATTCATGACGGAAGGGATCCATTTTCAATGTCCCTTTATCCAGTTTTTCCTGAAATAACGCTGATGCCTTTCCCCAGTCATGGAAGAGTGCCGCCACCGCTGCCAGCGCTTTTATCAACGGCAGATACTGCCAATCGTTTTCCCACTCATGGTGAAGGATTTCCTTTTGTGTGGAGTGGACAGGCACGATGCCTTCCTCATTAAACATGTCCCGCTTCCCTACAATCCAGACCAGCTCGCTATGGCTCCGTGACCGGATCCAATGACACGCCACTGCTGTACTTTTGGTAGCAGTCCGTCGCAAAAGCGCCTGCACCGTCAGCAATCCCTCTTGCGTAATGACCGTTTTCCACGTATCATTCCCAATTCTGTCTGCAAAACTATCCAGAATCCTCCGCACCGTATAAATAGCCTTCTTCTCGCTCCTGCTCGTAAATATGACCATCATGACCGTTCACCGCCCGCATATAGTCTGCTGCACCGTTTCACTTCATCAAACATAAAATCCAGCGCCTTATGTTCGGTAAACTTCTGTAAGCAGATCTGCCTGAATTCTCTGTCTCTCTGCCCTCTCATGGCACAGATAAAGCTCCATGGCAGGACGATGGCATCCTTGATCAAATCCGCTACATCAAAAACAAGAGCGCCTCGTCTTGTCTTACCATGCATCACCGCGAAGCCGTGAGGAATACCAAGTACCCAGAGAGTCGTTGCCGCCAGTCCGTACGCTAGATAATTCCCATGGTCAAGCAGCCTGTTTGCAGGCTGGTCAGAATTACGCTCCCTCGTGAAATCGACTGTTTCCGTATTCTGTGCCGCGTACCTGTAGAGCTTTTTTGTGAATTCCGCCTCCGCCGCCAATACATGGGTCACATCCCCCGCTATTTCCATGCGGCTCTTAAAAACGGAAATCGCTTCTTCTGTCAAAGCATCATCGGTAAAAAAACCTTCATCGGCCAATTCATTGTCTTTATCCCAGACTGTCTGCAGAAAACGGATACGCTTTTTCTGGAACTCCTTTGCCACAGCAAGACGTTTCTTTTCATCAAACCAAAAAGACAGCCACCCCTGCACATATTCTGTCGGCCTGTACTCGCTTTGCGGATTCAGCCACTCCACCTCCGTACCGGCAAATAATGGTGTAGCCCCACCACCGCAGAAACCGACAAGTACACCGGCACCGCTGAGCAGCCGCATTGCCGCCTGTGTCACAGAAGTACCGCTGCCCAAAAGAATCACTGTTGTGTTGGCAATCGGAATATTCCAAAACAAGTTCTCTTTTTTCGTCTCCGTCAAATAAACAATACGTCCATCCTTCTGCATAATCCTGCACTTTTCAAGATAATATAGTAGCTGTATTTCAGAGTAATTCAAAGTGTTTCAATCGCCGATAATTACTATATTTTTGGTATTTATGGTCTCATGTTTTATTTCAAAATGTTTCAGTATATTTCTCCGATTTTTGACGAATTTTTGACGTAAAAGAGATGTAACGCAACAAGAACGATAACACTCTCGCTCTTGTTGCGTTACATCTCTTTTTATTCCGTCTACTATTTCTTGCTGGTTTGAAAAATACCGTTCTTCTGCCCGCCTCCTTGCTTCTATGGTTGCTTCAAAGTCTTGTTTTTACTAAATAATCTTTCAACGGCCTCCCTCGATAAAAGCCATACCTTCCCTGATTTTCGGCATTCCTCTGGTGTCAGCCGGGGGGGATATGTTTTCCCCCCAGCCGCCCGCCCGGCGCAGGCGAATTTCAGTGTCGCTTCGCTCACGCTGTATTTTTCTGCAGCTTCCGGAATAGTGAGCACTTCCTTGAGGTCTATCATCAGATTGTTTTCCTCGTTAATTATTTTAAATATTATGCCACTTTCCACTTTCTTTATATACCATCGGATCCGTTATGAAACCATCCTCATTTATCTCAGTCCCGATAACAAGTACCGTTCCGCAGAAAGCCTGACCGCGGCTTGCCTTTCTTTTAGCTTCCGTCAAATCCTTTGCGGAAATTTCTTCCGCTTCTCTTACGCTGTTTACATTTTGTACTTCTGCTACATAAAATTTCATTTTGATTTCCTCCTTGTAGATTGAACTAATCTGTTTTCGGGGCTCTCGCCTCTTTCTGATTATATTGTATCGTAATCGCTACATGGTGTCAAGATGTTTTATTATAAATTGTCTTTATACCGTGCAATAAAAAAAAGAGGGCGGTTTCCCGCCCCGTTTCGTAGATGTCGGATCACCTCCGGGAGATCGTCGCTCCCACAGCTACTGCGCTGATAACAATCCACATATTCCGTTGCCTTGTTTTAATCTTTACTTTCCGTTCCGCCTCTTTCTCGTATTCGTTGAATGATTCTCTGGCAATTTTCAATGAGTTCTCTGTCGCTTCGTTCAATGCTTGAGATTTCTTGATTTGCTCGTTTGCTATTTTCAACTGCTCCTGCGCTTCGTTCAGTTGCTTCGCTTGCTTGTCTAAGAGTATCGACTTGTCCTTGCTGTGCTGTTCGAGCGTTGTCAAGTTCTGTTCTAATTGCGTCAGCTCCGTTTCGGAGATCGTGTACTGTGCTTCTGCCTGCGCACGCGAACCAGATAATAACGGAGATAACCAGAACGAAAGCAAGACCGCCGATAAAATAAGCCCTTTTCTGATTTTCCACATTATCAGTCCTCCACATTTTTTACACAAACATTTTCCCACTTTTTATATGCATCAAGATATGTTTCTTTTTTGTCACCATTGTATGTGACTTCGTAGTACATTCCATCGGATATTGTCGTGCTTATCAACGCTTTCCAGTTCTGCAATGTTTTACTAAACCATACGATAAAAACTTCACTTTCTGTCAATTTTTTATTGTCCGTTTTTTCTACATGTTCATTGTAGTAATCGATAACAATCTGTTTTGCTTTTTCCTGATAGTTCATTTTACACCCCGTTCTCTAAATACCACTGTGCTTTTCCGCGCAAGATGTTTCCGCCGGTCCCGATTTCATCCTGATCGCACAGCTGCTCTAAATCCCAGCGACAGTCAGGCTCTCCGCTGTACAGTCCGTAGCCGTCGTCATTAGCTGCTTCACCGTGCGTCATAAAGTGCTCCCGGTCGATCGGATTGTCGAAAACCTCGGCAATGACAGCAAACATCTTCGCCAGTGTTTCAATCTGTGCTTCCGCTGGCGGGTACTCGCCTAAGTCATTCGGACGCGCATTGTAACAGCAGCATAGAGCGATAGCAATGCTACCTGTGTTCTTGTGCCAAGTCGCTTTCGGCACTTCGTCGAGCGGTCTTGTGTAGATGATTTCTCCATCGCCGTCAACGTTAAAATGATAATCGTTAAACGTTGTAAAATACCGTCCAGCTGACCAGTGTCCGTAAGTAGTTGTGGGCCACGTGAATTGATAAAAATAATCCCTTTTGTCAATGAGTTCCTGTCTAAATTCGGCTATTGTCATAAATACCTCCTATCTAAAATAGCCGCTAAATAGCGGCTATTTCTTAAGTTTTGCGAATATATTGTTATCAAGCAGCGTTATTAGCTTGTCTATGTGATGATTGCCTGCGTCTCTTAAATTCTCACAAATAGAAAGTATCTCGTTGTAGCAGATATAGCCGAACATGAATTTGAGAACCGGCCATGACAACGGGATTTCTATCGCCGATAAGACTGTATCAATCTGTGAAGCCGTGAGAATAAGAATTGTGAAGAGTATGAATTTTGTTAAAAATCCCCACAGCATAATTTTAGATTTTAGCCGTTTTGCACTGAACGCCAGAACGATGCCGTACAGTTTCTCTCGTGTTGTTAAGTAGTTCGGATCCATGCCTTTATCTACAAGATACTGATACCCGATAGCCAGCCATCGTGTACTGATATCAATGATAATCAACCAGAAGTATGCATTAAGCACGATACCATAGGAACTGTTAATAAATGACAAGATGTACATCAGCACAACGCTTACGACTGTCTTTGATTCCCATTTATCTAAAAGACTGAGGCTTGTCCGGCAGAAGTATTCGGCAAAATCAATCAAATCTAAGACAAAAACGCAGGTGACGAATCCGCCCCACAGATACGGTGGTTTGCTGTATCTACGGATTTTTCTTTTTAATTTTTGAAAGAAAATCATGATGTCTCCTTATTTTTTTAGCTTAACGTTTATCGTAATGTCCTGTGACCCGTCAAATGTTGCACTACCCGTTACGTCACCGGTTAATGTGATTTTTATTGATTTATCCAGTTTTTTAGCGGCAGCCGTCGTAGTGCCGGCTACCCATGCGGTGGTCGGAATTTTGTTACTGTTGTCGTTTTGCGAAATCAATAGATTAGTACTGTTGCTACCGGCATACTCCGCCCAATAATTACCGTCATCGTCTTGTATGACCCGAAGATCTGACCAACTTTTATTTATGACGCGATTTCGTAATTGCACATTTTTATTATTCTTGTGCCGCAGAATGTTAATACATCCTAAATCTTGACCGTTTTTATCACGTGCCATAACGATTGTTTCTTCATCTTCTCCGGCTCCGGTTGCCGTTACGCCTATGCTTTTGGCAGTTTTGACGTACTTTGCTTCGTTAATTACATCTCCGGTCAACGTGCCCCCGGTCAGCGATAAGTAAACACCCGACAGCCCGTTCGTAACTTTATCATAGAGCCATTCAAAATTGTTGATGATGTAATCGAGAATGCCGCGATTGTCTTTTGTGCAGAACGGTGTATTTTTCCCGAATGCCCCGGGTTGTATGATGTTATCGTTCTCATCACGTATCTCCGGATGTTGAAATGTCTGCGGTTTCATTTAGATACCTCGGTTTCTTCTACTTCTTTTTCCGGCGCTTCTGGCGTTTCAAGTTCTGCTTTTTTAATCTCAAGCGTGACAGTATCGCCGTAGTTCAATTCATCGGTCTCTTCTTGACTTGTTGTTGACATAGCATAAACTTCACCGGTTTCCGGATTATGAAAGCTGAATGTCGTTAAAACTCCGTCATTTTGCGGATAAGACACTTTACCGTTGACCTTGCATGTTCTTTTCATGATTTTTCTCTCCTTTTTAGTAATTTGTAACATCGATCACCATATAATTAAATGCATCATAATGATATGAATCGCCAGATCCGGGGAATCCCGTTGCATAGTACATAGATAACGTTCGTACCTGTACTTTCCCGTTGACAATCGCTGGGAAACTTACTTCCGTTATACTGCCGCCAAACTCTCCCTTTGTTTCTGTATAAGCTATATCTGATCCGATCTGGCATATGGCATACTTATTTGTTGCCGACGGCAATGTATACCCTGTTGGTCCAAAATGTCTTACCCTCATATATTCTTTAGTGCTGTCAAATACGCAACATCCAACGCTGTTAAATACTTGTAAGCCGACTCCACTTTGTGCTGGTGTACTCGTGTCAAGGCCGAACACATAAGCATATACATCCGGGTATGCATTTCTAAAATCTTCAATATCTAATATTTCGTCATCGGTATCCTCATCTTCGCTGTACTCTACACCGCGAAACTCAATTCGTTTTGCCTCGTAGTCATAATCTTGAATAATCAACATATTGTTATTTGAAGTCATACCACCCACCGCAACGAGGATTTCATCTTTTGCGAGATCTAATACAGGCACATCTCTTCTCACAATTTCTACCGTTTTTAAATCTATCAATTTTATTTTTCGCTTAAGTACAAGATTCTTGTATGTCTGGTTAACAGTTAACTTATTATCGCCGTTATATACTGTAATTCCCGCACTTGTCATGTTAGTACACCCCGTATAAAAGAACCATAGACAATCGTTTATCAGCTGGATATGATCCGTAATCCCACGATATGCTTTTCCCATTTTTTGTTATTGTCGGCATATGATACTCGGTATGAATTGACGGAGTCAATGGCGGTGTTTTTATATTTAGCGGATAATACCACAAATCCCCATCACTTAATTCGTCGTTAGTAATACTTCCGTTCGTTCCATTGATTTGGACTACTCCGAGATATTTAACCAGCCTGTCGGTAACATCTAATACGCATACCCCGTTCTCATCAAAAACTTGTAATCCCTGCGGCATATACCTTATTGTCACCTCTTTCTTGACTCCGTCTTTAACTATGTACCCTTTACTTTCTATCGGTACCTTTACCGTAATTTCCGTGTGATTTTCGCTATCTTCAGGTTTTTCTTCTTCATGCGGTTTTTCTATGTCGCCTCGTTTCTTCTTTTTCAAGCACGTATACACGATGACACCGATAATCACAACTACAATTAACGCATAGTACATTTCAGCACACTCCTATTCTTACTCTCAATCTACCTTCGCGATCATAAATTTCAATGCTTTCACTTGTTTTCACAATCTTCATTTTTGCCACACCCCCATCCGTACTCTTAACATATTGTTGCTGTCATACACTTCAATCAGATTATCTTTGATTTCCGTTCTCGCTCCGCTTGTTTTTGTCCGCAATATCCCGATATTTGCCGTGATTGCCGATAGCGACGTTACCGCCAGCTTGTCCGCTGTGATTGCTTTTGCGGCAAGCATTCTCGACACAATAACATTGTTATCTATAACCGTAGTGCTCTTGATGTGCAGATACTTTCCGTCTATTGTCGTCGTGGTCGGTGACACGTTAATCTGATTAATGACATCGCCTTTTTGCACTCGTAGATTGATTGCGTCCTGCATTTGCGCTATGGCGCTGTAATTCGATTTCGCAAGCATTAAATTGCCGAGATTAGTAACAACAGACGTGATACTGCTTGCGTTTTGATTAATTCTCGATGACAGTTGCGCTTTGTTATTCTGTACAGTGCTTGATAAATTAGACGCCGTCTGTTTTATTTGACTTATTTCTGTATCAGTAGCGCTTTTATTAGCTTGCACTGTCTGTGTTATGCTTTTCTGCGTTTGCTCTATCTTTGATATGTTTTTGTCAACAGTATTTAACCTCGGGATCGCTGCATTTGCATTAGCCACGGCATTTTTCAGCAGTTTATCTACTTTCTCAAGACTTACCGCCTCATCAGCAAGCATATCTTTGCTGATCGATATTTTAACGACAACGCGGCTTTCTCCGGATTTTTCGCCCTCTCCGAACAGGTCATAGTAAGCGATGGAGACGTCGTAGATTCCCGCCCCGCAAGTGTGACTGTAGCTGTTGTTTTCTGTCTTGATTGTCTTCTGCCCGTCGGTACCGCTGATGTAAATGTTCATGCCTGCGCAGTCTTTTGGAATTGCTTCAGCTGTCAGTCCGAAACCGCCGATTGTACTCGTAAGCACAGGCGGGTTAGGTTTCTTCGGCGGCTGCTTGTTATATTGCAGTATTGCTGGCGTTGAGTATTTGCCGATTGCGGACTTAGCATATAGATACAGTTTCCCGCTCCGTTCAGTTATCGGCAGTATAGCGGACAGGTTGTTTGTCCGTGCTAACAGCCCTGCTGTTTCAGCGCCGGCATTGTCATCTGTCCGAACTTCGTAAAATGCAACATCGGTATTCGTGACCTCTTTCCAGCTTGCAGTGCACACCATCCCGAAGTCTACACCGAATCCGTCTGGTGTGTTCGGGATTTCTGTTTTGAGAGCGACAAGTATCTTCAGCTGTGGTGAGGTGTCCGGGCTTGTCGTTTCACCCCATTCGTCTTTCGTGCATATGGCGATTAAATAGGTATCTCCGACGATAGCCTGCGGAATGACGACTTGATCTTTTCCGCTTCCGCCGAATGTCCATTCTCCGTCAAAACCTAATTCCGACCCTTTGGTGCCCTCTTTGATGACCAAATCTTTTGCCTGCCCATTGCTTGTCTTATACCATACGTCACCCTGCAGGTAAGATTGCAATTCGGGCGGCGTCCAGTTGACCACAATGTCATAGCGAGACACGCCGTCCTCGAGCTGTCTGTAACGGTTATATGCGGTTAAATTCGTAACCGGCGGGATGTAGTACGGTGCCAATGTGTACTCGTACGCTCTAACTTCGGACAGGTCTTGATTGCCTGCGCCGAAGATGTTATATGAGCAGAATTTAATATAGATTTTCTTGCCAATATCGTCTTTTGTAAACGGTACTTTAAACACAGAATTATCCAGCCGGACAAAATCTGTATCTTTAGCGTGCATTCTGACCGCGGTATTGCACTGGCCACGATATAACCCCGACAGTAGCCACGCACCGTTCGACTGCAAATTAGCGTTGATGTAACTCATACACTCGCCGTCTATCCAGCAGAGCGTATTCTTGCGTTCTGCGTCCTGCGGCGTACCGCTAAGCAGCTGATCATTACATGTTACTATTGCTTGATTGCCGCTCGGATGGTTCGGCATCGGTGACAACGGCTGTGTTAATTTGCCGCAACGCGCAGATCCTGCAATTTGCCCGACTGTTCGATAGTTTGTGTTGTCGTCGGAGACGTACACAGTACATCCGCCCCAGCCGTCGGCTTTACCTTTTGCAGCGATCCAGAGCTCCAGTCCGTCTGCTGTGAGATCCGCGGGCGGCTGAAAGATAACCGGAACAGTATCCGGTGCGGTTTTGTTGTAGTCAATGTACGGCCTATCGTTAGCATGTACGTTGTATTTTGCCGCAGGATAATCTCCCGGCGCTCTTGATATCGCGGTTACGGTCAGGCATCCATCGGTACCTTCTGTGATGCCATTAATAACTGCGACCTGCTCAAAGATCCCTGAATTTTCATCGGTCAATCTTACCAAGTCACCGACTTCCAGCCGGCACAGGCTCCAGTCGAGTTTAAATGTGTATTGCGTTCTCTCGTACTTATTGTTTCTTGCCAACTGTTCAGCAATTTTAACCGCCCGCTCTTTTGTGTAAATATAATGAGCGTTCGTTACGCTTGCGGCTCTTACGCCGTAGTTCTTGATATCTTCGGTAAATTCGTAGCTGACGGATTCTTTTTCGTAGCCATTTGCACGGTTGATAAACTCTACCGGAAACTGATTATAGATTGCAGAGCTGTCTTTTCTCTTGTACGTCACAAGAGCCCCGCCGGACTGCGGCAGGAAATCATCCGCTGTCAGGTCTGTTATACCTGTTTTATCCGGTGCCCAGCTGCCTACCGGTCTATCGGCCAGCGGTACAATTTTTAGCTTGTCATTGCTCCAAAACACATAAGCATTGGTCAGTTTTGCAATTTCATTTACAACTTCCCGGGCGGCTTTTGCGTCTTCGTCCGGCGGAGAGGAAATAAGCAAGTCGGCTTCTTTGCAGTACTTCCGATAATTATCCAATCCGATAATCTGCATGTCTTTTTTACCGATTTTGTCTAAGACATATCGGATGTAGTCCGCAGGATTGACATCAATGCCGTCTCCAGTCTCTAATAGCCTGCCTTTCACTTCAAAATTGTACGACGGCATGGAGCCTGAATCGCCAAGATCAATAACTCCGGCCACGTAGGCTAATCCGGGATACGGTAAGGCTTTTTCCGGGTGTTTTCCTTGTGTATACGCCCAGGGCTGCTGATTTTCTTTCCCGTCGAACAGTGTCAGCTGAATGTCATCTGCCGGATAGTTGTGTACATTTTTACCGATCCATACTTTACCGATTCCGGAAATAGGACCCTCGCAAAGTCCTAAAATGACCGCTACCGTGTAGGTATAAGTAATGCTGACCTGCTTAGATCTGCCGCCTTTCCCCGCTTTGTGCGTTTCGCGGTGTTCGTGAGCAGTAAAATCGTCATAGTAGATCACGTTTCCCGCCGTACGCACTGTGCCGATAATTTCTGGTACGACAGCGCCGTACTCTGCGGTGTTGACAGTAAATTCACTTATTTTATTTGCTCTTGTCGTTGTCGTACGTCCGCGAAAAAAACTCAAACTTTTACACCTCGTTTCTTTACATACGTATTGATTTTATACGTATTATGTGTTATAGTAAGGACAAGGAGGAATTACAAATGCCGAAAACCGCTAAACAAATGGAAAAAATCATATTGAAAGACGGTTGGAAACTTATCCATCAGGTCGGTTCCCATCGGCAATATGCGCACCCCACCAAAAAGGGCAGAGTAACAATTCCTTTTCATTCTAAAGAATTAAATATCACTGTTGAAAGATCTATATTAAAGCAAGCGGGGCTAAAATAACCGTCCCGCAAAAGGAGGATACTATGCTATCTGCATACCCGGCATGTTTTTACAAAGAAAAAGACGGCGGATATTCCGTCATATTCCCGGATCTTAACAGAGCCGCCACACAAGGAGACGATTTACAGGACGCTTTCGCTATGGCTGTTGATTGTCTTGCGGGGTATCTGTACACATCTATGGAGGACAAAGAACCGCTCCCTACCCCATCTGCGCTCTCCGATATCGATCCACACGCAATATGGTGCGACCTCGGCATTGATTATGACGCACCGTGCTTTGTGAATATGGTTACCGTCGACGTCAAAGCATACGCTAAAGAGCACTTTGAAAAATCCGTTAAGAAAACACTTTCCATTCCTGCGTGGCTAAATGACGCCGCCAAAGAAAAAGGCATTAACTTTTCTCAAGTCCTTCAAAAAGCGCTACGGCAGCAGCTCGGAATGTAATTTTATCGTTAAGAGCCCCGTATGGGGCTTTTTTCATGCGCGAAATCTATAAATTCCACGCAATCTACTTTCGCCTTTTGCGTCATAAAGCATGACATCGCTAAGATCCGTCATGACCACTCCGCGATCTACATATGCGTGAATAACCCGTCCTTTTCCGACATAGACTGCGCCATGTGAAATGCACCGTCCGAACTGATACAGCAGGAAATCCCCGGGCTGCATGTCTTCTACTTCATCGCAATATTTTTGCACGTATGACAGAAACCATTCTTCGCTATGATGCAAATGCCATTCGTTAGAATATGGATCAATTTGTATACTGTCTTTTTTCAGCAGCCCAGCGTCTTCCACGCAGCCTATTAACAGCATGCCGCAGTCTACTCCTCGGCCTTTTACTTTCGCACCGTTGATATGCGGCGTGCCTAACCATGCGGCAGCAGCTTTAGCTATTTTTTCGCCGTCCGTCATATGAGTACCTCTCTTCGCGGTACAAACGGGGCAATCAACGTTGCGGCATCGGTTTCTTTGCTGTAAATAACGCCGTCTTCGTTCGTCGTGTAACTTCCCTGCGGATAATACCTACGAACCGGAAACTCCATGTTGAGCCCCTGCGTTTCTGCTTTCACAGATAATTCAATTTTGATGCCGCCTGCTGATTTGACTTCTACATTCCCACCGAACAGGTCAATTGCGCCTACGACCGACTGATCGCGGAAGAAGCAGCGGCGGAGATACAGCTTAGCTCTGTCAAGCACTCCATTGTGCGCCGCCTGCAAAAACGGAAGTCCTTCCAGTTTGTCATTGATATCCGCCTGGACGGTAACGGTCATTGTATCAACTACCACACGATCATGAATCTTAACTTGCTGTCGCTTAATCAACAGCGCGTTATGTAAGTATGTGTGCCCGCCAAAAGATATATCCATATCTGTATCGGCATAGTAATACTTATTGCCGTTAAACAGAACCAGCTCGTATAAGTCACAAGATGTTATGTTCTTTTCAGTTTCTAAGTATGTTTTTAACGATTCATTCACTGTTTTCATCGTACAGTCACCATTTTAAATGTCTTCGACTTGTTAAAATCAACAAAAATATTCTCTGTTTCTATACCGTCATCAGCGAGCATGACTTTCCAGTAATACGTGTAATCCGCGGTGATTTTTGCGGTGCTTGCCGGGCCGGTTTTGAATTTCACCGTACCGCCGGTAACTGTATACGCGTTACTTGCCTGTTTCACTCCGTCTACGTATACTGCTACTTTTTCGATGTATTCGACCGGCTCTACATAGTCGCCCATTTTCATGACCGCCTGATAAATTCCATTTGCGATCAGCGGCAACTGGATTCCTTTTTCTTCATAATCTTCGGGATCAAGCCACAAAAAAGGAGTATGAGCGCCCTTTAAGAGCGCCGCAAACCCCATTAATTTTCTTGCTTCAGCGTTGGTCAGCTCGATAAGTTTCGCTGTAATAGTCCACTCCGGATATAATTGATTTGTCAGTGTGCGGACTTTCCCGCTTCCCGATTTCTGTACTTGCGTGTTCCACTTTTGCGTTTTAGTACTTGAGTATGCTAACTTCCGCAATTCCGGGAATTTTTTAATTATCATCCGAATACCCCGCTCTCTGACGCAAAACCTTGCGAATCGTCAAAAAGAAACTGCTTTATCTTATCGCCGTAGCTCTCACGCAGTAAATCGAAAAAGTTTGCCGGATCCAGAGCGCTGACATTGAAATTAACCTGATTATGCGTTGTTTGTACGTGTTCTTGCTTATCATCTATCCCCAGCAAGTCCGAGAAAATGCCTTTTCTAAGCGGGATAACAGCTTCATCATTTTTTCCCTCGCCCATCAGTGCAAACGTCGGAGCTGTAATGATGCCGCCTGATGCGAACGCGCTAAATCCCATTGCAGATGTCATTGCTGTCGGAACCGCAGCAGCGGCGCGTACGGCTGATCCGGGATGGGCTGTTTCGTAAGCAGTGGCAAGCGCTATGGCCGTAGGCAGTTCCGCCGCTATTTGTGCTTTTTTAGCAAGAGCATCTTTCGTTCCGAGTGCTTTCGATAACGCAGACGCCGCCAGCCGTTTCACTTGCCACTGGATAAACATCTGTATAATCTGTTTCGCAATATTCCCAAAAACCGCTGCTAAATTTTTGCCATTGACTATAGCATCTGCTATGCCACTCGCCAAGCTGTCTTTCAGCACATTTCCGGCATCTATCGCAAAATCCATATACGTCTGTTCCGCTTCCATTCTCCAGTCGTTATACGCCTGCATCATTTCCTGTCTTGTGTTGTTCTCGGCCATCTCCGTCTCCAACTGCGTCATTCTGGCTTCGTCTTCTGCAGAAAGCCGGCCTTGGAACATTTCAAAAAGAAGAGCATTATGTTCTTCTTCTATCTGTCTCATTTCTTGATTATATTTTTGCAATGCGTCTTTTTGCTGTGATAGAGCGTTGTTTTTTATCGACAGTGCCTCATCTTCTGTTTTTTTAAGCAATTCAAGCCGTTCTTCTTCCGTTTTACGGATAATGTCTGCTGCTTTCTCATTTCCGGCTTCTTCGGCTTGTATTCTCGCCGATTTAGCGTCTTCATATGCTTGCCGTACTTTATCTACCTGCTCATCAACTCTCCCAAAAAGAGTGAAGTCGTTGGTTCCTTTAATAGAGTTCCAGATGCTTTCGAATTGCTCTGCTTTTTTCGTAGCATCATCAAATAACGCAAGATAATTTCGCGCATCTTCCGCTGACGTATCTCTTTCCTTTTTTTCTGTTTTACCTTTTCCTCCACCGGATCCGCCGCCACCTCCGCCGCCCCCACTAAAATCAATCTGCGAGTTGGCAAGAGACTGTTTGACTTTATCCGCCTCTTCCTGCGCTTTTCTTTGCGCTTCTGCTATCTTTGCCTCTTGTTCTGCTCTTATAGCTTCTGCACGTGCATCAATTGCCGCTTGGTTTTCGGCAGCTAATTGTGCGTTTTCTTCATCTGATTTATACGGATTTTGACCTTTGATAAAGACTTCATCTGTTTCTTCACTATAGTCAAACTCACCGCCGGCGCTCCAGTTATCATATTTCTTATATGCACCGTACGCCACAGCCCCCACCGCCGCTACTGTGCCCGCGATAGACGCTACATACACCATGGCGGCGGCAGCTCCGCCGGCTGCTATTTTCAATGCTGTATACGCCCCCGCAATCCCATTTATCGCACCGATGAGAGGCCCCGCTAATGCCATAACGCCGCGTATGCCGATAGACACGGCGGACATTCCTGCTGCTACTTCAAGCGCGACTACTGCTGCATGTTTAGCCTCTGGCGATAAATTCGTAAACCACTCGGTCGCATCTCTTAATCCATTTGACATTGCCTGTAACTGCGGGAGCATCTCCGCTCCAATTGAAACGGCCAGTCCTTTTAACGCCATTTTTGATCTGTTTACTTCGAACGTCGCGTCTTCAAATGCCTGTGTCGTTTCATGCGATAGTACAAGCCCAGATTTTTCTGCGGTCTCATATACTGACTGAAACTGGTCTCTTGTCAGATTAAGTAGGTCGTTGAGCTTCGCCCCGGAACGCCCGAATATCTCCATTTCCATTGCGGTTTTCTCTACGCCATTGGCCATCGATCTATGCTTTTCTGTGACGTTCTCTAAGATCTGCTCTGCGGAAAGCAGATGCCCATTGGTGTCTAATATTTGAATTCCAAATTTTGTAAAAACATCATTACTCACGCTTCCGGATGCCGCTGCTTTTTCTATAGCTTCTGCTGCTGTGAACGCGGTTTTCGACATTTTAGCCATAGCTCCCGACATTTCATCCGTAGCCAGCCCCACGTATTCACCTACAGCCAGCAGACGGCTTGCGCTTTCTCCGGTCATATTTGTCTTATCTTCCAGATCATTGACAGCAGCCGCCCATTCTTTAGCAGAGTTAACCGGAAGCGCTATGGCGCTTATAGACAAGAGTTCCGCTTTGATACTATTGATCTTATTCACCGTTGACTGTATCAGTCCTTCGGATTCTTTCAGTCCTTTTCTTAGTCCCGATGTATCCGCTCCCAGTCTGGCAACCAGCGTGCCTACAGTTCCCATTATGCGCCTCCTTTCTTTGCAATTTTCTCTGCAAATTTCATATAGTGTTTCTTTTCGGACAGTAGTTCGTTTTTACTCTTTTCCTTTTTATGCATAAGCGGTCTCGCTATTTTTTCCGGTGATAAGTTGCTGCTTTTACGCAGATGCGGCGCAATGATCCAATACACAAAATATGCCGTACGCAAATTTAAATCGTCACAACGTAGACGATACCCGTCAAACATAGCTTCTATTTCGTGTACCTGCATCTTAACCAATTCACTCGGTTTTATTTTTAGCAGTCCATATGCTGGAACTTCTACCGCTTCCAGCCATTTCCGCGCCGATATGACCTGCGTTCTGTTTGAATTACTGTCCTTTTTTCGTTTTTTGGGCGGCCAAATATCCCAGATTCTACAATTGCTCTCGCTATCGGTACGGCATAACTCCCTATTCCGATTCCCTTTTCAAGCCCCTGTTCCAGGAGTTCGTCGATTTTTACTTCTTTTCCTGCGTTTTTAGCACAATCCGCGTAGGCAATCGGTAAGATTGTGTAAATCATCTTTAACGTATACTGTCCGTTAATCAACTTGCCCCAAATGTCGACGATCGACTCTCCTCCCATCATTTCTTCTACTATGATCAGGTCTCCGACGCTAAGCGTCAGATAGTCGTTATCGTCTCCGAATAACGGAAACGGTACTGTTTTTTTCATCATCTTCTCCTTTCAAAGAAAATGACCGCCGGAAATGACGGTCATTTGATTACGGCACTTTCGGTACTTTCGTCAGTGGTCCATTACCGTTGATCGTACAGCTTAGCGTGGCTGTATCGTCGTGCGGCGTTTCTATGCTGAAATCAGTAACAGATCCCCATCCAGTGAACGCAGATCCGTCCGGGTAAATGAATTTACAGTTGACCTCTTTCCCGGTCTCGAATGCCAGCGCCAATGCTTCTGCGCCTTCATCGTCAATAATGACAACGCTCTCCGCTTCCATTGACCACGATCTCAATCCAGCTTTTGTAACTTTCCATCCTCCAGTGGTTTTATCTGAAGCATCAATTTCATCGGCACTTCTTTTTAAAGATGTGCTTCTCTGCCCGCCAACATTTTTCCACACTGGTACTGCGACTGTTCCTGTGTTGACTGCCAGTAAAAATTCCTTACCCAAAGATGCCGATGCCTTATTCGGATTTTCCGGTAATTTTGTAATTGCCATTTTATTCCTCCATGTTCTGTACTTTAAAAATAAATGTGATGGTTCCGTGATACCCGTGATCTTCTTCCGCGTAGGATTCAAAGAAATCTACATCAGTTCCCATTACCCGAAATCCGTCTCCTACGTCATTAAACGGAGCGGCTTGTATCAATGTGATAATGTCATTTGCGATAGAGTTGACTTCTTTTCTTCCTGAATAGTCCGACCAGATATCAAGAGAGATAGATGCGTCACATATGTCGTTGATTTTTGTTCCCGTGTCTTTACACGTAAAAAGCCCCATCGTAATGTACGGGGCTTTAGCTTCTACAGTTACATCATCATAGACAGGAATGTCCTGATGCTCTGTGAGCCTTTTGTATAACGCCTTAGCTAATGCGTTAAGTGGTATCCTTTTCATTTCATTTTATCTACCTCCTGCTTAACAATGTTTTTGACCGATTCCAGATATTCGGGGCGTTCCTGCATATACGACGGTAGCATGAATGGTTTTTTCTTTGCCCCTGGATGCATGATTTTACCTGAAACCGGATGCCCATTAATTACCATTATTTTTCGTTTTGCACCTTTATCCAGGCTGTGCGGTTTTGTTCCGTATTCTACAAGATGAGAATGCGGCGCGGCGCTTATGACGCGCCCGCCCAATTTGCCTTTTGCGAATTTAGCACGTTTCACTTTGATCCTTGATTTGATATCCAGCTTGCGTCCCGATGAATTGACTCTCGGACCCCGACTTGATACTCTTGCCATCGCTCCACGTTTGATGTTTCGCAAACTCTTGTTAATGGTCTTTTCTAACTGAGCTTGAACGCGTCCATCGAACATCCAGTAATTTGCCACAACCGCTTTAGCCTCTTTGACGTCAATCTCTATGTCTCCCATGTTATTTTCTCTTCATGATTTCTCTTACTTGCATAACCGTCGCATAGTCATAGCCGTCATAAGCATGCAAGACTTCATACTCTTTTCCTTCACATGCTAATTTTGCCCCGGTTAATTCGTCTTTCAACCGCCGGATAACAACTTCATAAATGAGTTCCGAAGACGGCGCCGCTTGTATAATTTGCGATGATGCTCTCGGTACTTTGATGCTGCCCCATACTGTGTGTTTGACAATCCACTTTCTTGTTCGCCCGCCTTGTTCGTCCGGTATATCTACCGGTAGCATGATCCGGATACGCTTATTGAGCTTCCCGATATTCATACTTTATTCTCCGGTTTTCTTCGTGCGCCTGACGGTCCTTCTCGTTGTCTTCGGTTTTTCCTTTGGGGTTTCCTTTGGGGTTTCCTTTGGGGTTTCCTCCGGCTCTTCATCTTCCTGATCTACTTCCTGATCTACTTCTTCATTCTGATTGTCCGCCGGATCGTCTTCCATGTCTTCATCCTGTTCAAGTACTTCTACGTATCCGCCGGAAATGTAGGCAGTTAATTCTTCCGCCGCTCCGTCGTACGTTTCTCCGGCACCAATAATCGTTCCGTTTATGATAATTTTCTCCAGTGCTTTTACCAGCATGTCATTCACCTCTCGTTTCTAATTGCAGCAGTTGGGCGGTAATTGTAAACGGTAATTCTGCCCCTTGACCTACTGCGTTTCTGTTTTCGTACCAGTACCCTACGATCATATGCATGCAGAGTACGGACTGGGCGTCAGTCTCTTTGACTTCAACGCCCGTCCCTTGCAAAATAAACGTTTTAGCGGTATCGATGAGTGTCCGGATGACCTCGTCTTCCTGGTTTCCGTCAACTCGGAGATACGCTTTAACGCCATCCAGAATGCTCATAATACCTCCTTATGTTATGCAAGCGTCAGCTCACCGTATACGGCTGCGGCACTGTCAAACGCTTTAACGTCAAGTCTTGTAATTGCTTTGATGTCGTAAGAATCGCGAATAAATGAGTTCCCGCCGATGCCCGTACCTTCAAGAGTAATAAGCTGACGGTCAAAGAGCACGATAGCATCCGCCAGAGACCCGACAATAATTGGCGCCGCTTTTTTCGGGGATGTCGCACTCGGCAGGTACTTGTTGCTGACAACGGTAACCGGATGAGCAAACAACAGTTTCTGTGTCGGATTGAGCGGATTTGGCTGAAGCAGGTAGCGCCCTTCTGAATCTTTCAATTTGTCTAAGGAATTGAAACCGTCCTGATTGGTAACGATGCCGGACACTAAAGAAATCGCCGGGTCAAGATCTACGTTCAGAATATCTTTCAAGCTGTCTACATTAGCAACGGGCTTCTTTGCCAGTGTTTTCATGATTGCAATGATCAGGCTGTTTCTCGTGACGACATCTTTCTTAGCAAACCACGCGCTTACATAAGAGATGAGATTCTGGTCTGTGTCAGACAGCATTTCTTTCGAAATCGGAAGAATGCCTGCGTATTTTTTGATCGCATATGCAATTTTTTCGAATTTCGGACCGTCGATTTCTTTGATAGTTGCCATTTCATCAACGCTTTCAAGCGGCGTCATTTCTGCCCATTTTTCCATAACGCGGGATCCGGTCATAGTAGTTGTAGACGTAATCGTGACAAGCTGGTCCAGCGGATTCAACGCTCTCTTGAGTTCGTTGATTTTAGTTGAGATGTCCTGCGGAACGATAAGCCCGCCGTCGGCGTCTACCCCTGCTTTCATACCGGCTCTTGCTTCTTTCAGTACTTCGGCTTCCGCGTCCGTCGGCATCTGGCGCTTAATCTCTTTCACAAGCCCGCTGAACATAAGATCTCTTTTTTCTTCGTCGGTGATTTCTGCCGCGCGTGCCGCAGGAGGAACTGTCGCCGGAACATCTGCCAGCGTCTGCTCAATCTCCAGCTGCCGTTTGAGTTCTCTTAATTCAGCTGTTTTACTTTCCGCTTCGTCAAGTTTTTTATCTGCTATCAGCGTGCGGATTTCTTCGGTTACTTTTGCCATCCTCTGGCGCAATTCTCTTTCTTTTTCTGTCATTTCTTTTTCCTCCATTTAAAAAGCCGCCGTTCGGCGGCAATTATTGATTTAACAATTCCAGCTCTATATCGAGCTTCCTTTTTCTGATGTTTTCCTGCTCTTCTTTCAAAGAATTAACGTATGCTTCTTTCGATTCTTGCATCGACCGCTGTACAGCCTGTGCTTCGGTGTCCGGGTATGCCGGAGTTGTGACAATTGATACATCCCACAGTCTTTCGATATGCTTGACTGCCCGATGGTACATGTCTTTCTCACTTTCATATGACCAGTCTGCGCCGCTTTCCGCCAACGTGAATGCAAAAGAACACTGATTTACAACGCCAGCTGACATGTTCGTCATCAGGTCTTTAGCATATGCCGTATCCGTCGGAATCAAGCTGAACCTCAGCCCGGTGTCGTCTACCGACAAACTTAGATGCCCGGGTCCTTCTCGAACGGTATTTCTCGCCAGCGGATAGTTCGGATCGTGATTAATCAGCGCTACAACGTTAGACATGTCCGTTTTATCAAGACACCCACGCTCTAAGATCTCATCAACGCCTCCGAAGTCTTCTGACCGTTTTCCGAACTTGAGGGCATATCCCTCTAAAATGACAGTTTTACCGTCTTCCAGTGTCCGAATCTCAAACTGCGTCTGATTGATTCTTCTTTCCCTTTTCCCCATCATCATCACCCCCTTTCAGTGTTTCGTTCTTTGCTTTTGCTAATTGCAAATCTTTCAGAACGGTAATATCTGTATAATTCAGCGAGGCGAGGTGAATATCCCCCACATCGCCTATACATTCCATCTCTTCCATATCGCGGATCTCATTAAGCGTATAAATGCCAGCATAGAGCATGTCTTTGTAGTATTCAGCCCTTGCCTTGCTGTCGCCTCTGAGTTCAGCCGCGGCGTTGAATTTCACATAATAGTTTTCTCTTTCCGGTTCAGTAAACAGTTTATAGTTAATCTCCTGTTCCCACGACGTAAATATCGGAAGAAGCGTTGTTTTGATGTAGTCAAGACTCATTGCTTCAGCATTAGCGTATGTCGCCCTGTCCAGCTGCGCCAGTTTATGCGGCGGTATTCTGTATACCTTTGCGACTTCATTAATCCCGAATTTCTGTGTTTCAATGAACTGCGCTTGATCAAGCTGCATACCCAGCGACTTATACTCCATTCCCAAGTCGAGAACGGCTACTCGTCCGGCGTTATCTATCCCACCGTTGATTTTTTCCCATTCCTGACGGAGTTTCTTTTTTGCTTCCGGATTGATTTTTGATGCCGCCTGCAGTACGCCATGCGTCAGTGTGCCATTTTTGTAAAACTGGCTTTGAAATTTCTTGATTGCGTTCTGGCTGTCCAGCTCATCGATTAACGTCCGCCATTTTGGCACACCGATGAGTCCGTCTTTTGACATTTCGTAGAAATGCAGAACGTCATGCGGCTGCAGATGATACATCGCCCCTTTTGCATCACTTATCGTGTATGTTAGCGTTCCCGACACCACGTTTAACCTGATTGTCGTTTTCGTCGGGTCAAGCGGCCATAACGATTTCGGATAGCCGTCCGTCCCCCATTCGATATAAGCAATGGCGTTTCCGTAAAATCCCATGTGATATTGCAGCGTTCTCTTGAACGCAAGCGGTGTCATGAGCGGATTCGGTCGTTTATACAGCAATTTAGCGACCGGATGTTTCATTCCCTCTGTCTTTTTTCCGCCGGTCCTGAATGTGTGGATCGGCAGTTTACCGATGTCGTCAGCCAAAATATTAACGCACGTATAAATGTTGCTGTTTTTACTTGCCGTTGCCGCCGTTACGCCGTCACCGTTAATGGCGGATATGAGCCAGTCTGCAGGGCTAAGCAGTGTACCCGAGTCCGTCGGGTTTGAAAAAAGCTGTCTTAAAAGCATTATTTACCACCGCCTCTCTGCGCTTTGGCAAAAATAAATGCCAAAATCAGGCACTCTATAGCCGCGGTATATACCGCGACCATGGGAGATATCAATACGCCGCCGGCAATCATCAGAATGCACCCGACGAACAGAAAAATATCATCAATCACGTACAGTATCTTTTTCACATGTCCTCCTTATAAGCTGAAATCGTCACTCAAAATATAGTCACTCATATCATCTTCTTCCGTAATCCGCGCACGCGTAAATGCATTGATGACAGATGCTATCGGGTCAATTCTGTTTGTTGATTTTTCTTTATCAAGCATGATGTTTTCATTTTGATCTTTTTTTGTTACTGCGTTACTGATTGACCAGTCAAGTAACGGATTTTCAAAATGCAGAATATTTCCTTGGTACGCATTTTCTCTAAATGATTTTGTCGGTTCTGACAGCGTCATCATGCCCTGCCGGACTTCTACACACGTATATTCCATTTTTTCAAGTTCCTGCGCATAGTAAGTCGCATTATATGGGTCATAGCAGATTTCTTTGATGTTCAGCCCTAACTCTTCTGCTGTTTCTATCATCCATTTCGTCATGTAGCGATAATCGACTACCTCTCCTGGATTGATTGTCAGCCAGCCGCCGCGGGCATAGTAATCATACGGCACTCTGTCTGTTTTTATTTTTCGCTGCAGCGTTTCTTCTGGAATAAAACTGTGACCGATGACAATGTACTTCGTCCCGCCATCTTCTTTGACCGGAATAACCAGCCCGATTGATGTCAAATCGACTTTGCTTGATAAGTCCATGCCGACATAGGCGTCCAATCCATACAAGTCGTAGCTTTCTATCCGTCCCCGAGTGTTCCATTTCCCCATATCCATATACGAAGCTCCGGACTGCTGGTTCCAGATATTCATGTTTTTTGTGAGAAATGATGACATTTTTTCCGGTGTCTCAACTGCCACTTTCAACGCGCTCCTTATATTTGCAATACCTTCCGGATACGTCGCCACGATCGGGTTTGCTTTTATCCAGCATTTTTCATCTTTGACATCATCAATTAGGTTTCCTTCTTTATCTTTGTCCAGCTCATTGACCATACAGAAATAATCCGGTACGTCATAATCAATGTCTGGATTGAGGATCTTTTCTACCAGTGGATATTCTACTCTGTAACACGGTCCCCCGAAGTTCGTACCAGCCGTTGTGATGATAAACAGCAGCGGCTGTTTTCTGGCCATCATGCCGGTGTCGATGACATCTAATATTTCAGACGTCGGATGCGCGTGATACTCGTCGATCAGACCGCACTGCGGATTGAGACCATCTCCGGTCTTCCCGTCATCTTTTGACAGCGCCCGAATGATGGAGTCACTTTTCAAGTGTCGGATGGTACCATAACTTTCTTTCCACTTTCCTTTCATCTCTGGCCATCGCCTAAGCATCGCCAGAATTTCATTGTAGATGATTTTTGACTGGATGCTTTTCGTAGCCCCAATGTATACTTCTGCCATCGGCTCCCCCATAGCCATCATTTCATAGTCACCGACTATTGCGAGTGATTGTGATTTCGCATTCTTTCTACCCACCTGCCAATACGCTTTTTTAAAACGCCGGAGCCCCGTATCTTTATTGACCCATCCGTAGATATTTCCGAAAATAAACCGCCGGATAGGCTCAAAAATAATAGGCTGTCCGGCTAAGATTCCTTTCGTGTGTTTGTGCATAGCTGCCCATGCGAAGAACCGTTCCGCTCTTTCTTCATCAAAAACATACGGAAATTTCTTTGTACCTTCTTTTTCTATATCCCGCAAAAAACGCATACATGCCCACCTGTGTTTTTGGCATATATGCGTTTTGTCTTTTATGCATTTCTTACTATACCTGATCAACTCTTGTTTTAGCGTCATACATCAAAACCCCTTTTACTTAGCGGGTCTTCTTCTTTCTTTTCAGGTTCTTTCGGTACATTCTTTACTTTTGCAAGCGGTGACAAGAATAATCTGTCTTCCATCTGTACGAGTGCCGCCATTTTCGCATTGATCGCTTTGTCCATCGCCATAATGCCGCCAGTAGATAAGATATACTCTATTTTTTCATAGAGTTTGGCGGCTTTTCGTTGACTGTATTCCGCTTCAAGAATTTCCTGCGTTGCCGTCGTTTCTTCACCGGTTAATTCTATCCGGGCGATCGTGTCTCGGCGTTCTATCAAATCTATGTACTGCGCAAAAGCCATACAGTATCTTGCAATCACTCCGATGTCTGCCGAAGAAACGAACTTGAAACCAGTGTAAAGTTTCTTGATTTCTTTCCATTTTTTGTATGCTTCTTTATTCGTTTTTACATAAACCGGGCATACTAATTTCTGTTCTCCAAGATGTATTTCTGATTTTTTTCTGTGTTCAATTTCAGCCTTTGTCAAGTGACTCGGATTGCCTGAAACTATGTGCAAATCAATAGGTTTTGCTGGACGCCCGGCCATGTTATCCCTCCTTTCTTTTTAATGTTGCTATTTGCGCATAATTGACATTTCAACGCATGAGTTTAATGTAAGGTCCATTTCCCGAACTTTTTTCACAAAAGAGGAGGCGCACGGTACTGTCGTCGCTGGTCAAAACATTTTTGGTCCGGGGGTAGTCCGTTAAGCTTTAATTTTATTCCCGAATCCGCCATTTTCTCTCGCTGTTTTCTTATCGTGACATCTCTTGTTCATTGCTTGCCAGTTACTTTCATCCCAAAAAAGCTCTTGATTACCGCGATGCGGAATGATGTGGTCAACGACATTAGCCAGCATCGGATGCCCCGATGCTTTACATTCCGGACACTCACAAAACGGATGCTGCGCTAAAAATGCTTTTCGCGCTTTCGTCCATTTGTAATTGTATCCCCGTTTAGTCGGTGACTCCCGCTCAAACTCTTTCGGATTTCTTATGTGCAATTGTTTATGTTTATCGCAATAGTTTTCTCTCGTTAATGCGTGGCATCCGGGATGTCCGCATTCTCGCAATGCTCTTCTCATACTGCTCCTGTCAAGCGTTTTTATACTTTTTTACAAACCAAAAGCACATACCGGGGAGTGGCATGTGCTTTTCTAAAATTGAGGAGGAAAGTATCTCGCGATATTTTCACAGTATCATAATATCACGTCTTATAGTGAATTATAATGAATTTTAGTGAACTCTTTTTCTAAAATTTGCAGTGCTCTTCCATGCAGCTTATAAACCCACCTGATCGTGTAATTCATATCCACAGCTATCTGCTCCCACGTCTGAATCAATATGTAGTACCTGTACAGCACACAACGGATACTCTCATCATCCACTTTGTCAATCAATGCTTTAGCCTGATCTCTCTTGTCAATCAGCTCATCCCATGCGGCATTTACCTTTTCAATCTGCGAATCCAACTTATCAACGATCTCATCAAGAGTAGCTAAATGATTCGACTGTATCTTGTCACCTAACTTCGGGCTTGAGATATTATACGCTCTGCGCCTTAGATCTTCTAATTCCTGCTCATACGCACGTAACAAGCGGTCCTGCTCTCGGACTGACCTCAAAAACTCTTTAACCGTCATTTCTCCTCCTGCCTGCCGCGACGCACAACGCTACTGTTACGACACCGACGATAGCGCCAATCCACGCGCCAATTACGAAAATCAAAATCTCTGTCATTGTTGCCTCCTATACTTATCTACCCTGGCTTTCAAGCTATCCATTACGTACTGCTGCGCCGCATCTTTCATGAGTAACGCCCTAGCCAAATCCTCATCACGAGTACCCTCACAGATCAACTGATGAACAATGACTCTATTTTTTTGACCTTGCCTATGTAATCGCTTATTAGCCTGCTGATATAATTCCAGAGACCAGTTCAGGCCGAACCAAATAACATGGTTTCCCCCATCTTGAAGATTTAATCCGTAAGCCGTACTAGCGGGGTGGGCTAACAGGATATCCACCTTACCCGCGTTCCAATCCAGCTCATCCGCTGACGTCTGTAATTGACGTACGCGTAAATTGGTTTTCTGCAATGCGGCTCTTAGGCGATCTAAGTCATGCCGGAAGTTATAAAACACGATCGCATGCTTCCCGTTAAGCTGTTCTATCAACTCCATAAAGGCCTCTATCTTATCATTATGAATCTCTTGCCACCCGCCGTCGTCTGTGTACACAGCTCCATTAGCCAGCTGCTGCAGTTTGTTGGACAGAGCCGCTGCGCTGGTAACATCAAGTACGTGGTCGTCGCCTAAATCTAAAACCATTTTTTTCTCCAGCTCGTTATAGTCTCTTTGTGCTTTGGCGCTAAGGGCTACCGGAACATCGTGATAAACAATTTCCGGCAACTCCAGGTAATCTTCCGACTTCATCGACACACAGATATCGGAAATGGCATCCATAATCGCTTTTTCGGCTCCTTCTTTCGGATCATATGAATACACCACTTCGCGGCACCGCCGCCCGGGTTCAAAGTATCGTTCCCGGAAATGCGTAAAATATTTACCCAATCGTTCACCTTGATCCAAAAGATACACCTGACTCCATAAATCTGATAACCCATTTGGGCTAGGAGTGCCTGTCAAGCCTACCAAACGAGTAATATGACTCCTGATGGCTGCTAAGGCCTTAAATCGCTTTGCACGATGGTTTTTGAAGCTACTCATTTCATCGGCTACCACCATGTCAAACGGCCAGTCGTTTTTGTAATAATCTACAAGCCATACCACGTTTTCTCGGTTAATGATATAAATATCTGCCGGTGTATGCAGGGCCCGAATGCGTTTAGCTGTGCTGCCAAGTACCGTGGAAATCCTTAAATGGCTTACGTTGTCCCATTTTACCGTCTCACGCTGCCACGTCGCCTCAGCTACTTTTTTAGGGGCTATAATCAATACTTTCTTAACCTGAAACCGCCCGTACTTTAATTCATTAATCGCAGACAACGTAATAATCGTTTTTCCCAGCCCCATGTCGAGAAATAGCCCGATAGCCGGATCTTGCACGATTCGATTCATGCAATACTGCTGGTACTGATGCGGTACAAAGTTCATACTGCACCTCCGTTTTTTATCATTTTCTTCACGCGGGTTACATAAGTGTCTACGTCTTTTACTCCGTATAGCACTTCAACATGACACCCCAGTGCCCGCAAGTGAGATATACATATCTTCTGAAGAACGCTAAGCATCCCGGATTCAGATTTCATTTCTACAAATTCTACGTACCCTCCCGGGAGAATAATAATCCTGTCGGGTACCCCGGCGCTGCCGGGTGACGTAAATTTATAGGCCCTGCCGCCCAGTTTTTTAATCTTGCTAACTAATAACTTTTCAGCATCTCTTTCCGAATGTTTAACTACTTGCATGATTTACCCTCCTTGCATGAAAATACTTTTTGCATTCGCCTATATATGTATATAAAATTTTTATTCGCACGCGCGCAGGGGTCAACATTTTATTTTTATTTCTGGCGCGTAAGGTATAATTACCGTACACCTTGTTCAATACTCCTTGTTTTTCTAAACTCTTCATAACTATGTTCACGTTGTTCACGTTAGGTAGTTTAGATAGATATAGTCGCTTAACTGCCGTGAACTTTAGGCGTGAACAAACTTTTTTAATGTTCACATTTTAGGTATATCCTAATGGTTAAAATCCTCTTTGGCATTTCTTAAAATCCTCTTTAGTTCTCGATTAGGCTGTGTTTTATTCTCAATAAGACCTTGAATGTGCACATTGAATGTTCACAGTGCATTAACAGTTTATTAAGAATATTTATCCTTTATCCTGAATAATTATTCTTTCAAAGCCCCGCTGGGTTCCACAATATCCATACCGCCTCCGGGATACATTTCTCTTCCATTCCGGAAGTTGGCATAATATTTGGTTGATTTCCCGGGCGTCCGCCCGTTTCATGCTGCGGGGCTCGCCGCCGAGACACTCACACCAGATCTCCAGTGCACAAGTCTTATCTCGCGGCTTTGCGCCGGTGACTCCCGTTGCGTTGCCTGCCCAGTACATTCTTCGGGCTGCCAGCGACATGGAATCATATTCTATTGGAATTAACCTATCCAGAAAGTCCTGAATCAGGCCATCTTTTGCGCTGTCTTCGCGGTGTCTGTCTTGTTCCTGTTTAGCCATTGCTTCTATAGCTGGATCTTCAAAGTATATCGGTTCATGCTGTTTCCACCGCATCACGGCTTCTGCCCATAGCTGGTCTACTTCGCGCGGTAGGTCCTGCCATATGCTTTTCGTTACCGGTTCGACGCCTACGTCAATCGGCCAGAATCGACGGCTCCCAGTAGGATCTTTCAGAAAATCATGGTCGTTACATGTGCCGAAAAATACGCCCTTTCGGGGGTACCTTCCCGTGTGCCGGCCATAGGGCTGCCGGTATACATCATCGCAGCGGGAAAGAAACTGCTTGATTTCGTTATCTCCAGATTTGCTGTATCCTGTCATTTCTCCGATTTCATTGATCCATATACCTTGTATAAGTTCTGCCGCTTCTTTTCCGTGGAAACTCTGCAGACTGTCGCTGTGCCAGCCTTTTCCGATTGTCCGTAGAAATGTGGTTTTCCCTATTCCCTGCGGCCCAATAAATATCGGAACGTAGTCATACTTACACCCGGGCGTCATGACACGGGCTACAGCTGCCGTAAAGGACTTTCTGGCTGCTCCGCGGGTGTACGGGGTATCTCTACTGCCTAAGTAGTCATGGAAGGCCGTATCAAGGCGATAAACACCATCCCAGGACACACTAAGAAGATAATCCTTAACATCGTTAAACCGTTGCTGCTCTGATACGAGCATAAGCGCCCCGCTGATTTTGTCGCGTCCTGTAATACCATATCTATCTTCCAAGTACCATGCGATCCCCGCGTCGTCCGTGTCTGTCCACTGACGTTTCAGGTCGCTGGTATTCCACGGCAAGCTGTCCAGCGCCAGCCCCCGGGTAGAGAACTCATCGATGGCGATTTTCCCTGCCAGTTCCGGGTCATGGTTTAAAATTCGGATAATGTTGTCCATCGTCTTTTTCGGCCGTCCGGTGTTGTCGTCATACGCCAGTTTCGCTTCCTGCATCCAGTTGATGCCCTCAGCTGGTTTTTGATCACTTTTGCCGGTGTTTGAAGAAAACACATCCGACGCATGAACTGCAGCAGTCATGTTCAGGTCGGTCATGACTGCGCTGTCTTGCATAGCCAGCTTTTTCATCGCCCGATATGACGGGATTTGATTAATTGGCGTGTTTTCTTTGACGTTATCGTCAGTACTGCCGAACTTATGCAATCGAATAAGGTCAAAAGCGTTAACCAGCTGCCCGCTGCAAGGATCTGTAGCATGATGGCTGTACAGGAACTTGTCATCGTCGTACAACACTGCCCCGGCTACGGTTGTACCACCGGTATATGTCAATCTGTCGGTATGGTCTGTTTCTGTGTATGCGTTCGGAATATAGGCTTGTATAGCGCCTCGGATATCGTACGTACGGCAAAATGAGCCGACGATTCCCTGTTTCTTTGTCGGGTCTGCCTGCTTAGATAGTAGTATCTTTGCTTTTAGTTCTTTTCCCGGTACCTGTGGCCATGTCATTACATCGTGCCAGTCCTCGTACTGCCCTAAAATTCCATCAGAACTGACAAATGGCGCGTCAGCATAATCAAATACGTATTCGCTGTCCTTGCTGCATCCGGGCCAGTACATAAGCCGTGATGCTTCAAAGGTCGTCGGATCGCAAAGTTCTATTCCGATCAAGCTGGCCAGTTTCCGTGCGATAGGTTCATACTCATCAGCGGTTACTGTCCTATCCAGCGGTATAATTACCCGGAGTCGTGGACGGTAAGGCGCATGAGACCGTGTAGAATAAATGGCATATCCGATTCCTAAGCTGTTTACCCGGCGGATAACGTTATCCGTTTCTCCGGTTGCGATGTTGTCCAGATCTAATGTAACCAGATCACGACCGGTAATTGCCGATGCTTTACGCTGCGGTCCTTTTAATGCGCCCCCTACAAAACCACCTATATCTTTCAGCGCTCCTTGCTGTGCTTTGCCCATCTGGAGATATTCTTCGTATAGCTCGGCTGTTCGCTGCGGCGTGCGTAGCTTTTCGATAAATTCCGACCACATGCACTCTGCCGCTGTCCATTGTTTAGACATGCGGCTGTTTCCGATGCTGATAGTCAGTTTTCTGTCGTAATTCAAGTACTCCCCCCCCTTTCAGTCTTTTGTATAGTACGGGCTTATGAAGCCGTCAGCGTTAAGCAGCAGCCCCGGCGCCCACGGTATCGGTGCACACATAATCTGGTTAATCCTATCTATTTCATCTTCGTGTATTTGGGTTTTAGGTACTTCGAGTACCACTTCATCATGAATATGCATAAGCGGTTTGTATCCGGCTTTTACGAGTCGGTTGATTGCCAGCGCTAAACAGTCCCGCGCGATTGCTTGCGTAATGTTCTCTACTAGCTTACCGCCATAGGTTGATGTGTGGCTCCACTTGATTCCTGCCTGTACTCGGTAATGTAATGCAGGCTTTCCGAATTGATTTTCGTTAATATAAGGCTGCGGGTAATATAGTTTTCGCCCGCTTGGCAGCTGTATCGTCAAGTAGTCATATCCGTATAGAAGATTACATTCCCGCGAGATAAGTATCCCGTGCGGAAGACCTATCGGGCGAGCATCGGACATGACAGAAAGTGCCGCACCGTCTACGTCATACCAGAGGCCGCAGATGCGCGGATTAGCCCCGCGCCATCGATGGACAATATCCGGCAGTTCGTCTTCCGTAAGTCCCTGCTTCAGAGCGCCCATTGTAATAAGCGCCGGAGGCCCCCCTTGATAACCCAGCGCTAGTTCTGCCACTTTTCCTTTCTGCCGCAGGTGTCCGTTGATTCCGTGTTTTTCGACGGGTACGCCGAACATGCTGGACGCAGAAGCGCAATAGATATCTCCGCCTTTTGCGAAAACATCCTGCCGCCATTTCTCATCAGCGAGCCATGACAGTACGCGCGCCTCGATAGCTGAGAAGTCCGATACACAGAGCAGGCTCCCCTCCGGAGCGACGAAAGCCGCACGGATCAAATGAGACAAAGTAGTTGATATATGTCCGTACATGAGTTTGACGCCACGAGCGTTTCCGTTTTTAACTAATCTGATGGCCGTATCCATAGCTGTGGGTACGTCATGCGGTAAATTCTGCACTTGTACCAGCCGCCCTGCCCAGCGTCCTGTTCTGTTAGCCCCGTAGAACTGCAGCACGCCGCGGATACGTCCGTCAGCGCATACAGCATTCTTCATAGATTCATATTTAAAAATACTGCTTTTTGCTAAAGCCCGCCGGATATGCAGTACTTCGGCCACTTGAGCCTCTGCAATCTGCAGGCTTTCGGCCACGGTTTCTTTTGTGAGCTTTTCTAATTTCAGATCGGAGTTATCGTTAATCCACGTGAGCAGCTGATTGCGACTGTTCGGATTGGTAAGTCCGGTTATTTGTATGGCTTTTTCCACGAGTTCTGTCTTATGTTGATCGTCGATGGCCAGAGCTCCTCGAACTAGATCCATGTCAAGCTGAATGCCTCGTCGATTTAGTTCGTAATCGATGACCCAGTCATCCTGTACCCAGCCCGGTACGGGGTAGGCAGATAGCCGCCGGTAATCTTCCATTTCGGTAACTACATCCCGCGCGTTGTATTCTTTGAATAGATTCCACTTGTCTATATCGTGCTTTGGTAGGTTACGGGTTCTTTCTCCGTTGCGTTTCGTCGGCTTGCACGGTACGCAGAAATACCGGATAAGTGCTTTACCGGCAGATAATTTCCGCTTGTCTTCGGGGATGCCCAGCGCTGCGCCTAAGAAAGCCAGCCCCGCCGGATAGCCAAGATATAAACCGTGAAGCATTGTACAGCGCCACTGCTCCGGGGAAGTAGCATATCCGCAGCGGTTGAGCCCTGTGATTTCAAATGACGCATTATATGCGTGTTTGATAACCGCGGGATTATTCAGATCGGATATGACAGAATCGGGGATTTTCTCTCCCTGTGCCAGATCCACGACATGGACATCTCCGAAGTCGTATGCGTAGGCAAATAGCAGTAACTCAAAGACTGGGGATTCACAATATTTAAACAGACCAGATTTTTTAATATCTACGTCTGAAAAAGTTTCAATGTCTATACTGAGGTGTTTCATAATGAGCCTTTCAGATAATAATGAAAGAGGCCCGGTTAAGGGCCTCCACTATTTACATCGGCTGCCCGGTTAATGGATTTACTTTCTGTACGGCGGTAGGCTGCGCAGCAAATACAGATTTCGCAGACGGCGCCTGTCCGCCTAAAGGTTCGCCATCAGCAACTTTCTGCACGGGGCCGAGCCCACAGCCGATGCCTTTTTTACCTTGAAAGTTATACGGGAAGAAATTGACGGAGATATTAGCGTAGATACCGCTGTAGATTTGTGTTGGTGAAATGATGGGGTTCAAATTAGCGTCTACTACCTCTACGGGCTTATCTGCGGCGCTTGACGCAGTGAATACCCAGTGTCCTTTACATTCAGGGCCGTATTCAGCCCCGTTTTGGGTAAGTCCATCTCCGTCATGCACCGGGGTAGCGACGATAGCTGGCGCTACGCCGTTCCATTTACCGGTAATTCCGTTTGATTTAGCTGCCTCGATAGCACGGTCAATTTCCGCTTTTGCCGCAATGTCCGTTTTCGGTACAAGAATTGTTGTCTGGTACTTCGCTTCAGCGCCGGGTACCCGTGCATAGGCTTTTAAAATGTGTACATAGCTGAGTCTGACATTTCTTAATACGATGTTTGTGTTTTCCATGATTAATTACCTCCTACAGGTTTAAATACATCTTTTGCAGATACTACATTACTGATAGCTTCTCGTTTGTCTGATTCCGGTGCCAGTGTCGGCTTTCCGGGGTTTTTAATTACGTACTTGCTGAGTAGGGTTTCGAATACTTTCTTGCCTATGATTTTTTCTGTCTGCGCCAGCGTGGCCGGTACGCGGCTGTACAGTAGTGATTCATCAATTCCGTTGTCCGTAAGAACTTTAAACGCCTCGTCGGTACTCGTGAATACGCGGCTGCCGCGGCCTTCTACGGCTTTCCAGCCCGGTACCGTTTTACCGGCAAGACAGCTGGAGAGCGCATATGCCTGCAGATCTTCCGCCCATTTTTTGAGCGCCCCGGCTTTTTTGAGGTATTCCCCCAGTTCGGTCATCGTAATTAACGCGGGATTGGCGTTTTCTTTGGCCGTTTCCGCTAAAGCAGCGTAATACTCACATCTCGCTTTGCATTGAGCCCTCGCCCGGCAGAATCGGCAGTGATCTCCGGGATGAAATTCCCCCGGACCGTCAAATGCCTCTTTGGCTTTCGGTTTTACGACGGAGTTACCCCATTCCGTGAGCGCAGCTCGTGAGAATGTATCTGTTCCTAAGATTTTCAGCCGCGGCTGCACGATGTGAATGTGGATTGTTTTAAACTGATACAGCAGCCCGTATTCGGACAGAGCTCCCAGAGCGTATAGCTTCAGCTGCGGGTTGTCTTTGGCGTCTACCGGTACGCCTTTACCGTATTTAAAATCCACAACATGCAAGGCGTCTGGTGTCATGATTAGGCAGTCGGCAGTGCCGAAGCCTTTCGGAACGAACTGGCTGAAATCAACTTTTTTCTCAGCTACTACGTAGGGCTTTATGTCATAAGCCAGCATGATCTGTTTAATGCAGTCCAGATATTCCTCCGTATAGCCATCCATTTCTTTTTGATACAGAGGATCTTTTTTCAGTTTATTCATCCGCCGGGTAAATGTGGCGGGGCTCATCGGCTCGATAGCATACCGCCGTAATTTCAGTTCGGCGATCGAGTGCGCCAGCGTTCCCTCGCGGGCAAATTCGCTAGTTGTGTCGGGTAACTCTGCCTCCAGCCTTGCTGATGCTGTGCACACGAGCCACTTACGCGCTCCTGAGGCGCTTAATAAAGCGTGCTGTGTCATAACTTAGCCCCCAGCGCGCGGAGCCTAACTGCCAATTCGCCATACTTTTCCTGTGGAATTTCCATCATGGAAGCTACTCCGAACTCTTGAATAATCTGTGTCAGTTCCGGTACTTTTCCAGCGTCCATCAGCGGTCCGCAGGCTGCAAGAATTTCGGCCTGTGTGTATTCTTTAGCCGGGGCTACCGGGACAGTAGGGGACTGTACGGGGACAGTAGGAGCCTGTACCGGGACAGCGGGAGATTTAGCTGCTTTAGGTGCCGAATCAGGTATTTTAACCTTGCTGATCTGCGGAGCAGCAGTACTTGCAATAGTTACCTTTTCCGGCGTAACTTCTACAGTACTTCCCTTTGGGGCGGCTGTATTTTTCAAAAATACCTGCATTTCGCTAAGTACTTCGGCTGCGGATCCTTCAAATGTTACTGTCATCATGATTTTCCTCTTTCTGGCAGTTAAGCACTGCCTGCTTAAAATAAGATTCTTTTAATTCAAAGCCCATAGTCCGGCGCCCCATCTGTAGAGCTACGACGGGAACACTGCCGATACCGGCAAACGGATCTAAAACGATGTCGTTCGGATTTGTCCAGAGTTCCAGACATCGGGCTATTAAATCCAGCTGTAGCGGACAGATATGCCGTTCATCTTTTTCATCTCTGGCGGCTGCCCGGTTCAGCGTATTGCTTTGCCGGATATCCATCCACACTGGAGACGCATACCGCCGCCATACCTGGTGGCTATAAATAGGTTCGGTGTTATACTTTTCTTTTTTAGCTACTAGATCTGCGTCTGGTTCTGGCCTTACACCTTTTATACCTTCCGGTTCATCATCGCCATAGAATCGGCTAAGCCCGTTTTCATGGCTGACCGGTTCCGGATTGTCCCCCGGTAACCGGAAAGTCAATACATAATCCGGCAGCCCCATTCGGCACATCGCGGAGTCCTTGCACAGCTGTTTGTGCATAAGCCCCAGTGCTTTTGTCCGGGTAGCCTCTACTAATGGGTCTTTCCAGACAACGACACGGCTGTGGTAGATAAAGCCTGCATTTTCAAATTCCCGAATTAGCTCCCCGGGAAAATCCTTAAGCCCGATAACGCCGTCCCTGCTTTTCATTTTCGGGATGTCCATACAGTGTACAGAGACCAGCCGCCCCGGCATAATGACCCGTGCCAGTTCTTTTACTAGAAAAAGAAAATGCTGGTAGAACTGGTCATCTCCGGTGCTGTTGCCCATGTCACGGTCGCTGTTGCTATACGTGTATAGGCTGCTGAACGGCGGAGAGAACATTGCATAATGTATGCAGCGCTCCGGCAAGCCCTTAAGTATTTCTATCGAGTCGCCATTGTACAGGGACACCTGGTCTGAAACATATTGATTAATCACTTTCAAATGCTATGCCACCTCCATTTCTGCCCATTTTGGTAAAACCATATCGACGCTGGGCTCGTATTTTGCCATAACGCGACAAGTTGCTTTTAGTTCTTCCTTGACGGCCTGCTTTGTCAGTGTAATCATGGCGTCTCGCATTTTACGGCTGTCTGCTTCTTTGCGTTCGATGTTCTCTTTCACGCAGCCTTCTTTCGCGGAGATGATGATGTACACATCCACCGCTTTCTTTTGCCCGAATCGCCAGCATCGTCTTACCGCTTGATAAAACTGTTCATAACTATCTGACAGTCCTACAAAAATGATGTTGTGGCAGTTCTGCCAATTCATCCCGAAGCCTGCGATGCTCGGTTTCGTGATCAGGCACTTCAGCAGCCCCACGGAAAAGCCTGTCATAGCGTTTACTTTATGGGTAGCTTTGTCAGCGCCTTTTACTTCTTGTGACAGATTGCACACCCGGTGAAGTTCTTCTGATTCCGCGTTGAGATCACACCATACGAGCCACTGCTCCGTGCTGTTATTGACCAGTTCCGCTGCCGCTTGGCAGCGGTCTTGCAGGGATTCTTTCCGTGCAGATCTGCGCTGCGTCAGCGTTAGTTTTTCGGCTATTGGGGCGTCGCCGTCAACGATAATCTCGTGCATGCGGATCTCTGGGAGCGTGTAGCCTTCGTCTTCATAGCCTAAACTTGCCGGGTTATCCAGAACGACAGCCCAGCTGGCCATCCATCGCCAGAAGCTAGTTTCCGCATGGCCTTTGAGCCGCCACTTAGACGTTTCCCCGCTGTCGTGAACGAAGTACATAGACAGCATTTCCGTCCGTGACATAACTCCTAAGAACTCAGAATGGTTGCCGAGTTCCATGAAGTCGTTCGGCGCGGGTGTAGCTGTGCAGGCTAATCGGTACGGTGTACGGCTGAACGATTCGATCAGTTGATTTCGGACTTTGCCGGTAAACGATTTCAAGATAGATGACTCATCCAGTACTACACCGGCAAAAGCAGATGTATCAAAGCGATCCAGTTTTTCATAATTCGTGATATTGATTCCCGGCATTACATCTTCTACTTTTTCGCAAAGGTGAACAGGGATCCCGAAGCGCTGCCCTTCGGACACCGTTTGCGCAGAGACGGCAAGCGGGGCCAAGATCAAGACAGGTTTTCCTGTATGCCGCGTCACCTCATATGCCCACGAAAGCTGCATCAGAGTTTTTCCAAGTCCACAGTCAGCAAAAATAGCGGCGCGGCCCTTAGCAAGTGCCCAGCGGACGATATCCCGCTGGAAGTCGAACAGGCTGGGATGCAGATTTTCTGCGGATATTTCAAGCCCGTAACTTTCGGTTATCCGGCTTTTTGAGTCAATAAAAGTTTTGTAGTCCATTGTCTTTTCGCTTTCTTTGTAGTATCCTTGAGATGGAAGTTTTTCTTCTTTGACCCTTGACCAGTGGCTGCTGTTCATGGGTCTTTTTCATGTCCGCGCAATCGTCGGGTATGCAGTATCCGTAATGCGGGCATCCTGTGCATTCAAACAATGCATTCACCTCCTTCCCTCTAGCGGATCATGTCTAGCAGCAGGCGAATTTCTCTGCCGACTTTCATCCGCTCAGCAAAAGTTTCTTGCCCGCGGAAATCTTCCCGGTAGTACTCCAGCATTTCTAGAACAACTTCGAGCCGAAGTCCGCCGATTCCTTTTTCTGCTTGGTCTTTATACGGCATGAGGATAGATACTTCGCTGTTATCCTTGATTTGGATGTACCCGTGGTCTCTAAGCCGTCGTTTCATGGTGCCTATGGCTCGGTAATCCGTGTCCAGCAGCTCCGCGGCTTCCTGATCTTTAATCGCGGGATTGTCTACGTACAGGTCGTATAATCTGTTTATTTTTGTCTTTTTCATAAATTCTCCTTTCTATATGCGTTGCAGGTCGTTACCGGCGAAAGTGAAAATCGGTAAGCCTTTTACTCTTGCCGCAATATACTCTGCCCGGCATCCCGCTGAGGTTTCCCACCGCCCCGTTAACACGAGAGCATCACACCGGAGAAGCAAGTTTACGCAGTCGCTGATTGCTGCTACCTGATCCGCCATCTCATAATCCAGATATCCCCAGTTGTGGATTGGTGACACTAAGGTATGCCGGGGCAACAGTTTTTGCAGTCTTGACAGATGGATCTCCGCACGGCTGACATTGTCCAAGTCTCCGCCGAAAGGGTGCGCCACATACAGCACAACGTACTTATTAATGATTGGTTGCATAATCGGATTCATCTCTTGATATAAACCTCCTTGTATCTACGGCCAAATTCGATAGCGTCTTCGTAGCTCTCCATGAAAATATCTATACAGCCATCAATTCCGCAGCGGTCGTTTACGATGTATTCCACGCCGTCGATGACAACCACTGTCCCGAACGGCAGGAAATTACATGCCGCCCCGCCGACGTGGACAGTTTCGCCCGTTGCGGTAATAGTCCCGCAATCGTATGGCGTGTAAGCGCTGCACTCTGCGATGAGCCATTCTGCATGCGCCGCGAAGGGCGCTAACAATGTGAATAAAATAGTTAATAGTCTTCTTCGCATTCATACATCTCCTCTCTGTAATTCATAGCTTCAACAGCTGCCGTTAGTGTTTCTAAGTGATCCGCTAGCATTTCAAAGAAATCCGTAGCAGCTATCACTTTCTCTTTCTGTTCAACAGAAAGACATCCTTCGAAATCTTTAAAATATCCACAGAGTATATTTTCTCCGCTGCGTGCGATAGAGACTATCTTTTCTAAATCTTCAGTATCGACGTCTCCTCTACATGCCATTTTTACTTCATCTCCTTTACTCGAATAACTAACTCCGTACCCGGTTGAACGCTCCCCGGGTTACCGATGTGGTTTTCTTTCAGTGCGTTGTAGACCACTTCCCGCACGTCATCTTTGCTGCTTGCGACTTTTGCGCAGGCATCCCAGACGCTTTCGCCAGTTCGGAGTGTCACTTTGTACGGTACCGTCTTCTCCAGCGGCTGTACTGCGTAGCCGGCTAAAAGGACGATTGTCGTAAATGCGATTAAAAACGTACGCATGATATTTTCCCCGCTGCGGCGATAATCAGTACGACGGACAGGAAAAGCCATAAATAGATTATTAATCTGTCAATCATGTTGATTCCTCCTTATCTCATTACCAGTTTTTCAATGTCGACGAGTCTGTATCGCCGTGTCGGTAGAAGCGATTGCACCGGCCGGATGATATCTTTCTTCTCTAGCCGCCAGAACGTCGACCGTGAAATTTTGAGCAGCCGTCGTGCTTCTTCTTTTGATAGCAGCGCGATTTCCATTTTGATCACCTCTTTCTTTTTTTTGCTTAACTGCTGGTCATCCTCTATTTAGACAAATTTGTTTATAGTCGCTTTACTTTCTCCCAAAGAAACTCGGCCATCTTCACCGTTAAATACCCTGCGGCAGTTATATTTATAAATGTTGTTATTAACATAGCCGCCGTTATATAAATGAACGTTTCCATTTTCCTCACCTCCTTCTTTTGCTTTACTGCTCACAACCTCTTATAATCTTGATAGAGAGGAGGTGCGAAACCATGCCGAATATTTATCGTTTCAAGGATTTATCAAAGCCCTTGCAAAAGCAGCTTCTGGAATATATAGCTTCCCATTTTAGCAAACGCGGCTCATATAATCGAAAAGTATCAGCTTACGGACTTAAGCAGCATTTCACCGCGCTCGTAAATTCAAAAGACGAACACGTTACATCAAAGTGTTTTAGCGAAGCTATGGAAGCGAGCGGCTACAAAAGCAGACTATGCGGCGACGATAAAGGCGATGAGTCAAACTATGAGTTTAACGTGTATGTTCTAAAACATCCGCGCAAACCGCATAAATAGTCTCTTTAGAAAAAGGGTTTTTCGGTAAGGGCCTATCGAAAGATCCTTTTTGCATGCACAGCGCTACGACTCCTTTTTTATCCAAAACAGACCATTGTGCATTATTGCACCCGCAATCTTCCGGTGCATAAACATTTTCAAACCCAGCGTTCCGCAGAATTTTTACCAGAGTGCTTTTCCCAAGACCGCTGCCGTAAAAGCAGACCGGGATTGAATTGGTTAAGCAAATAGCAAGTATCCTAATTTGTGTCTCGCTAAGCATCGATTCGAGATACTGTCCGAAATCTAATAATTCTTTATCCATTTTCTTCTACACCTCACTTTCTTTTTGATCTTTAGCGCGTATATTGTTGCTTTTTCTCAACCTCAGGGGTAAAAAAATATACCCCTACCTCGTCGAGCGGAATAAGGAGTTCCTTAGAAATTCTTTGAATATCCGCTCTTGTGAAGTCTCGTTCATTCGACAATTTAAGCGAAAGTGTAGACCTATTCATACCCAAGACTTTTGCGAACTCGCTCTCTGAATTAAATCGAGTTTTTATCAAACCCCTTAATCGTCGGTAGTCGTATTTCATATTTTCGCCTCCTTTCGTTGTGTTTTCTCAACTATACCACACAGGTTTACTTAATGCAACTATTTTTTTCAAAATTGTAAATTTTAGTTGCAGTTATGCAACAAATACCTTATAATTAAATCAAAAGTTTACGTAAGGAGGATTTTCAATGGGTACATTCGCTGATAGGCTTAAGACTTTGCTGATTAATGCAGATATGCGCCCTATAGACTTATCCAATATTACGAAAATAGATAAGTCTTCTATATCCAGATATCTAAAAGGCGATTACATACCGAAGCAGAGGAAATTAACAAAAATAGCACAAGCGTTAAACGCAAACGAAGGCTGGTTACTTACGGGTGTTGAGCAAAAAGGACCTGAATTATCTATAGATCTCCCGCCCGGCGCCCACCGCCCGCAATTTAAAAAAGTCCCAATGCTCGGTTATGCTGCCGCCGGGCAATCTCTTGAGGATATCAACCAAGACACACCCTACTATGATGTGGATAATAAATACGATGTGGATTTTTGTATTACGATTCGTGGCGATAGCATGATAAATGCGGGAATAAACGACGGTGATATCGTTTTCATAAAGTCTGTGCCGGAAGTCCCGAATGGTAAAATAGCCTGTGTCGAAATAGATAATGAACGGGTTTGCTTAAAGAGATTCTATAAATCAGCAGACGGCATAATGCTGGTATCGGAAAATCCGAAATACACGCCGATACAGCTCAATCGATTTAACTGCCAGAGTGTTAAAATCTTAGGCTTAGCTGTACTGCGGCAGTCAGAAATTCAATGAATTTAAAAAGGAGTTTGGAATGTTTACTATCTTCTCTTATTTATCCTGCGCAGCGTTTATTATGTTGATTATTGGGTTGATAAAACCTAAGTGGGGTAGCTTTGGGCGCTATCCGAATATTAAGCGCTGGAAACTTGCGTTAATTTGGTTTGCGGTGGTGGCCGCGTTATCCTCAGCAGGGCATGCATTTATGACTGACGCGGATAAACTACATTTAGAACAGCGAAAAATGGAGAGGCAGGCAGCAGAGCAAGACAAAAAAGACGCCGAAAGTATAGCTGCGTTGATGTCTGGGTTGGATATCGACAAAGCCTCTGCGAAATCCAATCTTTTACTACTTCGCCAATTAGGATTTACAACAATAACAAAAGTATTCGGAGATCCAAAAAGCGGCTATGAATTATCGGCTCTGGAATTAGGGCAAGCTATCGCGGCAGTATATACGGATGAATCAAAAAATATAAGCGAAGTCATCTTTAAAAATCACACACTATATAAAGATGGTGTAGTAGTGGCGACACTCAAAGATATAATATTAACAAAGGCGGATGCTGAAAGAGCCTATAAATCGGCACGCAAATGGGTAAAAAATAATTTAAAAGACCCGGATAGTGCAAAATTTGACGACGACAGCGTCGGCGCTTTTAAAGAAAATGGAATTATTAAAATGTCGGGGATTGTTAGGGCAAAAAACAGTTTTAACGCCACCGTTCCTGCAAAATGGTATGCTGAGGTGGATGCATCTTCATATAATGTGCTCAATGCCTCTATAGATAATGAATAACCACATAACATAAAAATCCCGCTATCATATGGCAGTATGATAGCGGGAAAATGTAATAACCCACCCGGGCTGATTACTTTATAATTATATCACAATCAGCCCATTTTAAACAAAGGAGCTGATTTTTTAATGCGTTACAATTTTTTAGTCCGGAACCGCGGCACGAAAAGCAATCCGGCTTGGCAGCTGGTCATTTCATATGAACAGGACGGTAGATGGAAACAGAAAAGCAAAGGCGGCTTTACATCCCGCGCAGAAGCGATGTCTGACACAGCTAAAAAACTGCTGATAGATAAGATCGGAGTAACTACGGACAGAGATTTGTTAAGTCTGACACTCGGTGAGTTTATAGACATATACGCGGCGGACAGGCACCTCGCGTACAGGACCGAAGTATCTTATAAAACAGATATAAAATCTCTTCGGAACGGGCTTTATGATAAGAAAATATCGGATGTTACTTTCGCCGACCTGCGCCATGCACTAAACAATATCACACAAAAAGACACGACGAAAAATAAAACTATTATAGTTTTAAAAACGCTATTTCACGCTGCACAAAAGACCTATAAAATAATTGCGATCAATCCCGCTGAGGATCTGCAGTGCATAACCATTCGATCTGCGGATAGTTTGAACGTATTAACCGATTTTGAATTAAAGACATTATTAGCAAGATCAAGAAAAGAGTTACAGTTTGCCAGCTATTTACAAATCGCAATCTGCGCTAAGACTGGTACACGCGTTGGAGAGATGTTGGGGCTAACAAGGGATTGTGTAGACCTTGAAAATCTTGAAATTACGATCAATAAGCAGTGGGGCAGAATCAAACCCGAATCTCCCAGAGTTTTAACGGGGTTCATGCCGTGCAAAACTCACAGAAGCAATCGTACCATTCCGATTCCGCAGTCTCTTGCTGACGAGATAGCCGTATACCTGCAGATCCACCCGGTAAATTTTGACAGCCGGCTATTTACAAGACGACGTAGTTGTGGTATCTCCCGTATTGTTCGAAATTACACGGGTCACGGTATCCATTGTCTTCGGCATACTTACGCAACAAAATTGATCGCTGCAGGAACCGATGTAAAAACGGTGGCCGCTCTGCTCGGTGATTCCGTAGAGACTGTGCTTAATACTTATGTGTCGTATACAGAAGATATGCGAATTAAAGCGAAAAAGGATATACAACGTTTATTCGGATAAATTAAAAAAAAGTGCATTTTCTGCACATACTCTTTTTGACGAATTTTTGACGAAACAATATTAATTGCGCGTATTTATCGTAATAATCAAAGATTAATTGTATTCTTCAAGATAATACAGATTCGCCCGTTTAGAATGAAGAATCGTTTTTAAATCCGATCTGGCAATATCGTCTTTCATAGCCCTCACCACATTCTTTCCTGCAGAATCTTTACTGCAATACAGATACGTTCTCTTTTGCAATATTCATCAATACCTTACAGTAATAAAGATAATTTAACACCATCCATTTCTGATCAACAGCAATCTACTAATTTCTTTGTTATTGCTTTTCTCATTTTACCCCTTAAGTAAAACCATGTCAAATATAATTATTTATTAAGTGGAATTTATTTGACACGGAAATAATCTTTTATGAAATTCAAACTGCCTATGCGGCAGATAATTATAATCATTCATTAAGTTTTCTAAGCTGCTTATTCAGCGGTTGTCTACATTGTACACCATGATAAAAATAAACAGCAACCACAAAATGTTCTTAGTATGGATACATTTGCCGTACTGATTTTTCTATAGCTCAGCTTCATGAATATTTTGATCATCCTTACTTTTCATTATCCAAAACCTTCAACTTTTTCATTCCTTCAGTATTCAAATTCTCCAAAGAAAATAATTAGGTTCTTGTCAATTTTCTAAGCACGACCATTCGCTCTTTCCAATCAATCTTTTTACCAATTAAAACTGCATTATAGCTTTCCATATTCGCAAAGACCAATAGCTCATTTAGATTTGCACAAGCCCTCATTTTTCTTTCAGATCCGGATTTTCCTCACGCCACTATTTTGCACGTTTATTAAACAACACAACATTTAGCACATCCGCTTCACTTACATATTTGCAGGACAATTGTTCACTTGTTAAATCAGGCCAAAGATATCCGTTGACAGCATCTGTGTAAATTTTATAGTTAATCTTTAGGATTTCTCTATTTAGATTCCAAAGCCCTGAATACCCATTATCGGGTTATCGGGGCAAATCCACTCATAGCTTATCCGATCTGCCATTTTCTATTAAGATCGTTGAGTCTGTCATTATCAAGCTGCGCCTCATTTTCATTGCATTTCCAAAAACACTCCACAATCCTTTACTCAAAAACGGCACTGTTTTTCTTTCAGTGCCGTTTTCTGTTTCAGAAGTCAAGGCGGAAGGAAATGCGCCCTTCTTTCCATGATACGTCTATGGTTCCGTCAAGGATCTGCACGATGTCGGCAGCCATGGAGAGGCCTACGCCGTAGCCTTTGATCTGGCTGCTGTGGGAGATGTCGTGGCGGTAGAAGCGTTCGAAGAATTTCGTGTAGTCTATATCTTTTCCTTCTGCAAAGTCGTTGGAAATTATTATCGCAAAACCTTTTTCTTTTTTCTCTGTCGTGACTTCCACTTGCACGCGTCCTTTTTCGTCGCAGTATTTCACGGCGTTATCCAGAAGGATGCCGAGGATCTGTCCGAAGAGTTTTTCTTCTGACTGGACGTGGACGCAGGGCGGTATATGGGTTTCGAGCGTCTTCCCCCGTTCAGCCGCCACCTGTCGGAAGTCACCTGCGATGGTTTCCGTGACTTGGGAAATATCCACATCTTCCAGTTTCAGGTTTTCTTTTTCTATTTCCCCGACCCGGGCGAGGGCAACAAGGTCGTTGATAAGGTTCGTCAGGCGTTTCGTCTGTTTGATAATATTCCCTGTCCATTCGCTCTTTCCGCTGACGAGTTCGAGCGCTTCCGTATTCGCCGAAATGATCGCCACCGGTGTTTTCAGCTCGTGGCTGGCGTTTGTGATGAACCGTTTCTGGTTTTCCATATTTCTCACGAAGGGCTTGATGGCCTTGCTGGAGAGGAAGGTGATGATGAGGAAGAAGAGGATGATGCAGAAGAGACCGAGCGCCACGGAGTAGCTGAATATGGAAGAGAGGGCGAGGATGTCCCGGGTACAGTCGAAAAAGACGACGAGGGTGTCACCGCTGGCGGTCTGTGTGATTTTATAGTTGTAATAGGCCCTGTCTTTAAGGAAGAAATCTTCCGATTTCCCTGTCTGGAGAACCCGTACAGCGAGGTTGAAGGCTTCTTTGGCGTTGAATGCGGCGATGTGGTTGACGTTAATGACCTTCGCTTCCTTTTTGTTCGCGTCAAAGAGAATGGAGAAATATCTCGCCTGATAGGAGAATTCAGGTGTTTCTTCCGCCCAGTTCCCGAATTCGAAGAGTCCTTTCTCTTGCGGCGCGAGATCGGATGGGATAGTGCCGCCGTTCTGCGAAATGATGTCGGTGATGGACGATATTTCATGGTGCACCCTGACGTAGAGGGAGCCATTGATCAGTCCGACGGCAAGGACGATGATAGCCACGACGGATGCGGTGGCCATCCATATAAATTTGCGGTGGAGCCTGCGTATCATATCCATAGGAGTACCTTCTGTTTCTGTATGTCAATCAGCGGGAGATGATCTGGAGGCGGAAGTCGCCGTTTTTCTCTCCTGCTATCCGTATATTTCCATGAACGGCCTCGATTTTTTCTCTGAGGTAGGAAATATACATCCAGACGATGCCGATATCCATGTCCGTTTCATCACTCCAGACATAGCGGAAAAGCTCGTCGGTAGAAATAGTTTTCCCTTCGTTCATCATAAGGTAAGAAAGGAGCTTCGTTTCCTTGCTCGACAGGCGGACGGAACTGGTGCAGGAAAGTTCTTGCTCCGCCACATCCAGCTCAACATCGCCTTTTTTCAGTTTAGTCGGCGTGAATTCACCCATGCGCCTTGTCATGGAACGGATGCGGGCGAGCAGTTCCCCCATGGCGAACGGTTTAGCGAGGTAGTCGTCCGCGCCTGCGTCAAGGCCCATGATGCGGTCTTCTACCTCCGATTTGGCGGTCAGCATGATGACCGGCGTCATATTACCGCTGTCACGGATGCGTTTCAGCGCTTCAATACCGTCTATTTTCGGCATCATGATATCGAAAATCATACAACTGTAGGAGTTCTCCCTCGCCTTTTCCGTAGCGGCGAGCCCGTCATAGACGGCGTCCACCTCGTAGCCGAAATGTTTCAGCACCGCCGCAAGGGCATCTGACATAGCCTTTTCGTCTTCTGCTATCAATATTTTCAT